CATTTGTGGATATAAATCTATTAATTGCTGTCTGGTTAGTATCGTTGATACAATCATACCTGAAGCATCATCAAAATAACGATTTCTTGAATTAGGGTCTACATATACTCTAAATGGGTCTATATAAGTAAATTTAACCTCACCTCTTCCATAATCACCATCTTTATCAAGATAGCAATAGAAGTATCCTAGACCAGTAACTGCGTAATCATGGACTACCTGTTTAAATATTTCATTACCGTCTGACTTGTCCCAGATATACTCAAGTATAGTTCTCCACACATTCGCAAGCTTATTATCTGAGTCTTCTCTTCCAATAGCATGAAATTTAGGAGTTTTTGATGTTACAATAGCTTTAAACTGTTCAATAGCAGAATATAGCCTATCCATAGGCATAGATGACTGATTTCTTGAATCTAACTCGTCAACTTCTGCTGCACTGAAATGATTACCTAAATAGAAGTCAATATCTTCTCTAGCAGCCGTATCCCAATCAACTCTAGCCTTCTGCCAGCGGTCAAACAGCTCTCTTACTTCTTTTACCCTAATATCTTCCTTAATCATAACTTATAATATAATCCTATTTATCTTCATAAACAATACCTATTTTCGAGCTCCAGTGAGCCAATTATAAGACTTTCTTGGCTTATACCACCTACCCCTGCTATCTTTCTTCTTTTTCTGGGTTCCAGCTTTCGGATTTCCCTTAGCATACTGAGTCGCAAGCCAAAATGCATCAATTGTATCATCATGAGAACCTTTAGGAAAGTCGAGCAATTCCCCAATAAACTCATGCATTTCTTTTTTAATATGAACAGCTCCTGCTTTGAACATTGGTTGAAGTCCTTCAAAGAGCCTATCTTTCTTCTTTTGATTGTAATTCTTAATTCCCTTTTCAATACCAGGCAAAAACAGCCCTTCCCTTTTACTTCGTTTCATAACGTAATCTCTTAACATCTCCTGGTAAGCAATTGTTTCTATATTTATTCTTCGTATCGGGTCGTATCGTTTTGCAATTTCAAATATCTGGTCGGCACAGTCCATGGGTAGGACTCTTTTTCTCCAGTACTCAATAACATAATAATCAAATTCGGCAGTAACACCAAGCACCATAATAACAGAATAATCATTATGCACCCCAATCGTAGAAGCTGGGTCAACACCAATGTAAATATTGACGTATTCCTTTCTTCCATCATCCAATTTGATATACCACGAGCTATACGCTTCATCGTATCTAGCATAGCCTTTATATTGTGCATTATTAATATCCTCCTCGCTAAATATCTGGTCTTCAGGAGATTTAGCCTGGTTCATGTACTCTTGGTAAAATTTAGCTGGGGTTCCTGAATCAATGTAGAATTGCTTACGCTCATCTAATTTCTTCATTGGCCATCTTGAAGGCCAAATAGGAGCGCCATCTTCTATAGCTTTTCTAGTAAATACTTCCCAGGCAAAATCCTCTCCTGTATTTTTAGATTCTTGATACTTAGAAACAAGTCCATTTAAAAAACTATCATAATGAACTATTGTTCCATTGCACCATAAAAACCCATCTTTATCAAAATCAATCGCTGGATATACTGCAGCAGTTACCCATTCTTTAATTTGTCGTCTAGAATCAGGAGTTTTTGTATTTAGCTCTGATTCAAAGTCATCTAGTATTATTCCTGTATATCGTGTCGAGTTCTGTCTTTTCCCTCTTAATCTTTGTGAAGTACCCTTGCCAATCATTCGGCAACCGTTTCTTAGTGTAAATTCGTCTTTTGTCCATTTATCCCCCTCTAAGTCTCCAAAATAGTAGTGAATTGCTGGATTATCGTATATGTGGTTCTGAATCCATGCCAGGTTATCTCTAGCTTGGTCTTGCGCTTCACCAATCCAAGCTATAAACTCTGGATTCTCTTTCGTTGCAAATACGAATCTGTGAAGCACAGCACAAGCTGCCATCGTAGATTTTGCGTGGTCTCTAGGTAAAACGAGTGCTAATTGTTGTTTTGAGCGGTCTGTAAGAAGTTTGCCAACTTCTCGGTGAAAATTGGGGGTAGCTGACGCTAGGAAATCTTGCGGACTAAAAAGCTTACCAAACGTGATAAGGTCGCTATAAGCCAGCTGCAAAGCTTCTTCATTCTTTGATATGTTGCCATTAAGGTTAAGATTGGCCATTAAGGTTTTTTATTAGCAGGATTTGGTATAGGCATGCCTGAACCAAGAGTCAACTCCATCAAATCAAGTATCCAGCCACCAAGTTCTTTCCCTGGGAAACTACTAAGGATATTTTGTTGTTGATTATTCTGCATTATAAGCGAGTCAATAGCGCTGTGCGCATTTTTTACCATAGGAGCTGAAATATACTCTGTATGTGGCTCATTTGCTAAGTTCCCTTTCATGCCATCCATACTAGCAAGTAGGTTTAAATAATTTACATTTTCATCGGTAGAACCTTGTGATAGCTCTTTTTCTTTCGCAACGAGCTTCATTAAGTCCCAATCTGTTGTGCTCCAATCACCTTTCATCTAAAAACTCTCCTTTTCTTCCTTGCAATCCAGGAGCTACATATTGCTCTCTATTAGATATGAAACCTGTCTTTTCTGCAGGGGAGAAAAAACCTAACTCCCTTAAAAAATTATGAATATCTTCATTAGGCATGAATATACTAGATAATCCATGATTATCTATTTGTTTTAAATATGCATCAAGCAAAGAACCTTCTTCATAAAATTTGTAATTTTTTATATAGTTATCAATAGCAGAATGAGCATTTTCTACTTTATTGTTCGTCATCTAAAAACTCTCCTTTAATAACTCGAAGTGCGGAAAATCATCAAATTGATTATCATCTACTTCAAAATTTTTATTCCAATCTCCACCCCAACGTATATTTATCTCCATTGACTGAGCAATTCCAAGAACAAATCCAGCAAATAAGTGAAAACGTTCCCTATCAGCCCAATCCACAGGATAGGGGACAACGTCAACAGCCCTACTAGGACTAGCGTTGTGGCGGCCATTTGGGTAGCGAACCTTGGTTTTTCCCTCTTCATATAATTGATTTTGCCTTTCCTTAGAGCGATTACCCTCTAAAACGCTACAATCAACGTGCTTTATTACTTCATTAAATAAATCTTGTAAGTCTTCGTGGCATGTTGCCAATCTTTCTTTTGACCTTCTTCCAAATCTTGGCATTATTTACCTACTTTTTTTATTGCTTTTTTGTGAGCAGAACTAAAACTAGAGCCACCCTTCATTTCTTCTTTCATCATCTGCATATGTTTGTCGGTATGATGTTCTTTATGAGATTTCATTTGTTTTTTTTGATTAGATGTCAATCCACCTTCTTTGTAGACCCCAATCTTACTATATCCAGTTTTGCCACCTCCTGCATATTCTTTTACTACTCTGCCACCAGCATCAAAACTAGGCATTTCACCTGTTTCATTTATCTTTTCAAGGGTCGGTAATGTTTTACTATTTACAGAATCTTTTTTAATTATAAACTCTCCACCCTCAACATTAATATCTATTCCACCATTCTTGTGAGATGGGCCTATAGCTTTTCCACCCTTAACATATTTTTTGTTTTTTAATCTTTTAGACTTTTTCATTAATCTTTCAATTTTGTGTTAAATATAGTTAAGCGATTCCACTAACGGAATCAGACCCATAAATATACAAAATATTATCGTCTAAATCAAACTCTGAATCGCAAAAAGGGCATTTCCATTCATTTATTGAGCCATTATCATCAATAATCCCTACCCTCTTGCTTGCTATTTCATCATGATATAGGTCTTTTGAGCATACAGGACAAAGGTCTTTGTCACTTGTCGCTTCCTTCTGCGTGTGCGAGTACTTCTTGTTTGTTGTTTCCATCTTTTATAGCCTCCATCTGCTCTGGTGTAAACCCTGTCCATACTGTTAACTGCTCTTGCTTCTTCTCCGTATCAAATAATCCAGACATTTTAGCAAGTGCATCTAATGAACGCAACTTATCAGAGTCTTTTTCAGAAATATCGGCTATATCCTTGTAACGCTGTATAATATACTCTGGAGTTACGCCCTCAGAGTTTAAAATATCCTTGATTTCCTCTTTTACCATCTCCATTACCTTTTTTTGTTGTAATAATTTATTCGCTGCAGTTTTGATATACTGTTTATCTTTGGCTTTTGGGTAGACGATACTATATGCCTGACTCGTATCCATCCCCGCAGCGACGTATTGAGCAAATAACATCTTCTTTGAAGACGTCTTCTTGCTTCTAATTTCATTTATAGAGTCATAATTGCCTGAAAATGTGTAAATATTCTTTGCAACGCCATGTTCACCTAACATCTTAACGCCTTCCTGGCCAACAACAAAAGAACCGCAGACTGTACGTATACATTTCTTCTTTTTACCTGTACTAGGTACGGTAATATAGAAGATGCGCAAGATTTGACAAACATACAAGTCATCTGTGTATACCCAATCACCCTCTTTTCCACGCTTCCAATCCCCTTTAGTTACAATATCTGGGGCTAAAGCCATAGATTCTTTTTTATTATCGTATAAGTAGTGCTCTTTTCCTTTAATCACTTTAATATCCATAAAATAATATAATAAAAATAAATATCACTTGCACGTAATATTTCCATTTGCTATATTTAATGCGCTGTATCGGTTGGCTAAACGCTTTTAGGGTACAGTGAGGTGTAAAGTGACTACTAAAAGGGGATTTGTAACACAGTCATAAAGCAAGTCGAAGATAATTGAGCTAGTTACCAAAATGATTATCCTACCAGCAGGACGGCTCCGAAGGAACTGATAAAATGTAGAGGCTAATCTCCTTTCTTTAGGATAGGGGATTAGATGGTCTCTACCCAGAACTCACCAAAGGAACTAAGAATATGATTATAAAGTACTATATAGTATTAACACTACTAAGCATTACTGACGAAGTATGGAACATCAACAACCCAAGACCATACCCTAAGAAAAACTATAACTACCTCCAATGGGAAAAAGCTGATTTTTATTCACAAAAAATAAATAACCAATGGGTATTACGCCACTCTAGAAAAACAGACTCCTATATCAAAAAACAAGTTAGAAAAAAATATTGGGCTAAAAGGCTAAAAATTAAAAAATAATATCAGAATGGGTGTCAGTGTTTATTTATGTCGGCGTACCCCCATCATGTCTCCATACCCCACCTCAATTTGGTTGAAAATTTGATTAATATTATAATATATAACAATTTTTATAAGCAATTAGTTTAAAAGGAAACGCCCAACCATATTAAGTCGGGCGTTTTTTCGTAGGGTGTTGAGGTGTGAACGAATTTATTTAATCCCATTCGCCTTCATGGCTAATACATTTATTTTCAATATCAATCACAATTCCATTATAATACTCCACTATCTCATTAGCCGTTCTAACATACCAACAGAAGTCTGACTGATACACATCAAAACCAAGATTATATTGCATAGAGGCTTGATTCATTCGCCGTTTAGTGGTGGCCGTAGGATATCCGCCATTATTTAATATAACTTGCTCATCGTTAATTACTTTTACTACTTCGGTATTATGATATACTACAGATAATACTCTGTTGTTATCTTCTTTTACTACTCTTTGTGTTGTGTTATGTGTTCCTATCATTATAACCCCCTTATTTATTATACTTCTGTTTTAAGTTATCAAGTTTCCCTTCTAATGTAAATACTCTTTTTTGTAGCTCTTTTATTTCTGAGTCTTGTATATCAATAATGTCCAATATATTTTGAATAGTTTTATTTTCTTTCATTTTTAGAACTCCTATTCTTTATTATTAATGCATTTAATATTGATTCAATTGCGAGTGCATTATCGCCAAATATTTCACTTGATATGTTAACCAGTTTATTTTGTTTTTGTAACTTTTTATATTCTTTTTTATTCATATTTATACTTCTCCTTTGCATATTTTATCTAATAACTCTAACTTTTCTTTTACTACGTACTTATCGCCATCAATACCGAAATACTCCTTAACACTTTTAAGC